ATTAAATGCAAACTTTTCTTCTTTCATTATTTCTCTTTTCTCTATATTTTAAAAACTTTTTAATCCTTCTTATTCTTATCTTTCACACATCTATTGGTTTTTTTATTCAAAACTTTTCCAGGAGGACATTCTTTGTCAGGTTTTATTTTGTGTTTTTTTGAATATACTGTTATAACATTCAACATGTACTTTCTTATCATATCAACATCTGACATATCAAAAATATCTGTCGAAGGAAATTCTCCATTGTTTATAAAATATTTACCATACATTGAAATAAATACACCGCAATTCTCTGTGTCATTCGCATCTTGTAAAGATATGTTTGGAACTGAATACACTGGTTCAAACTTCTTATTTGCAACTTGTGGATATTTATTAGAAAGGAAATTGTCTTTCCATTTACTTACGATTTCATACACATTTTCATTCTTTTTGTCATATGGGTCTATCACATATATCTTCCCTTCATATGGATTTATTATAGTAATTATCCAATGTATGTTATCCAAATTTGTAGGAATTATAATTATTTTATTCATCCAATCATCCCCAATTTTTGAAAACATATCGCTTTCAAAAAATCTATTCATTCCATCATCATCATCTATTATATCTTTGACCTGATAGTAAAATTCCGCAGGAAATATAAGGTATTTTGAAGATTTTTCAGATAATTTTGTTATGGCATTCATAAAAATATTTATAGTTGCGCTTGTTAAAAGACCATTCTCCAAAGAATCAACATCATCTGTATCATATGGTTGTACATAATTTGTATTGTCTATAACCAACGATTTGTTCTTTTCCCAAAATAACTTATCATTATCAAAAACTTTTTCTATATTCTTATTATTCCAAGGTTTTGCAATTTTTGATTTTACACGTGGTTTTTTATTAGGTCTTTCGATATTTTCTTGTAAAGGTTTTGCTTTTTGTCGCTTGTCCTCATCGTTTTTATTTCCTTTACCGTTATCATTGTCATTACCATCATCGTCATCTTTATCATTTGTATAAATTCTTTCTAATTTTCCAAATATATCAGGAATATCTGGAGGAGTATAACGCATCTTTGCTAATTTGATTAACAAATCATGTGATTTAGTTGCTTTCCATTCTTTAAGTAAATCTGCCCTTTCCAATAAAAACTGGTTATATATTTCATCATTTATAGCCTTTGTATTCATATACTCAGTTATATGTTGAAGTTTCGCATTTTTCTTCATCATTTCTTCTGATTCATTTGTCTTATATTTTTCAATCAAAAGTTTTAATTTTTCAATAGGAAACAAGTGACGATTTTCAATATGTTTGAAAATCATATCTGATATTTCATTCATATTCACGTAATCTAATATTTACATATAATATTATCTCGGCTGAGTTTGTTCAAATATGTTCTTATAATATTTCTCTAAATTTTCACCATCCGATAATTGTTCTTCGTACAAAGAACGTGGAACATATTTTATCACGGTTTCTTGTTTCGTTGATGCAGAAATGTTTTCGTAATATCCCTGTATAATTAATACAGTTCCTACAAATAATATGAATATAGCAATACTTTTCATCTTATAATAAAAAAATAAAAATAAACACCTGATTTAACCCACGATCTCATTTGAATCCTCTTTTTCTTGCTCCTTGCGTTCTGTCCATGGATCGGATTTAGACATAACATCTGCAAGTTCGGAAACATCTGTATCAGTATTCTTATTAGCTGAATTAATAGCCTCCTGTTTACGTTGTTCAAATACAACATCTTTATCATCCATGTTTTCTTTGTATTTCTTCATAAGTGTATTAAGTTGTGTCTCCGCAAATTCTTGATTTTGCAAATCATTAGGGTTCGGTGACCAAGGACACCAACATCCTACTTCGCCAATGAAAATATCAAATTTGTTATCTACCTTCTTCAAAAACTCAGAACGAAGTTTTGCTTCTTCTACTGTATCAAATACACCTCTTACTTTAATTCCACGAATAGTTGTCTGAAAGTTGTTATCCCGGTGATAGTCTGATTCAATATCCGCTGAATTTACAGATTTAAAGAAATTAAATTGTTCATTCATCTCCTTGGCATCCGAAATATATAAATGATTGTTTTTAATATTATCAATCATTTCTTTAGAATCCGGGAATTTTGCCTGAATTCCATCAAATAACGTATTCATATCTTTACCAAATTGTTCAATAAATCTTGAAAAGAAGTATGCATCTTTATTCGCTATAACATCTTCCGGACTTACAAAGGATAGAAGACAATAGTTTTGACCACGGATATTTTTATCAGTGTCAAGATAATCAACTTCTTTTGTAGAAACAAGACCAGTAGATGAATCAGAAGTGTTAGATGACATGGGATTTATGTTTGAATATACTGGATATAATCTTATATACTTTTGATATCAAAATAAAAAAATATTTTCATAAAATAGTAAGTAAATATATACTATGGAATATTCTCTCGATGTATGGGAGGCTCTCACAAGATTAATAAAGTACATGTTTGAAGGTTTAGCTGTTGCTGTTGTAGCATATATTTTACCCAAGTCCAAATTACAACCAAGTGAAATTTTATTCCTTGCTTTAACTGCGGCTTGTGTATTCTCTATCCTTGACCTTCTTGCTCCTGCCATCTCTGGAGGTGCCAGACAAGGTGTCGGAATGGGCGTCGGTTTTAATTTAGTCGGATTCCCCCGATGAACTTAATTTATTAAATTAATTTTTTTTACATTTTGCATATTTCATTTTCATTCAAAATAACCCAAAAATAAATATATCGGATTTTTATTTTATGATTTTTTGTAGAACATATTCATGCATATATATACACCTGAACAATTCATATTTCTATTAATATTTTGCCGTCTTTCCAGTCACCGTTATAGATGTCTCCGTTAGCATACTTATACTCACCTTTGCCATCTTTTTTGCCGTCTTTCCAGTCGCCGTTATAGATGGCTCCACTAGCATACTTCATTTCGCCTTTGCCATGGTACTTGCCATCTTTCCAGTCACCGTTATAGATGTCTCCATCATGATACTTATACTCACCTTTGCCATCTTTTTTGCCGTCTTTCCAGTCGCCGTTATAGATGGCTCCACTAGCATGCTTCATTTCGCCTTTGCCATGGCGCTTGCTGTCTTTCCAGTCACCGTTATAGATGTCTCCATCATGATACTTATACTCGCCTTTGCCATCTTTTTTGCCGTCTTTCCAGTCGCCGTTATAGATGGCTCCACTAGCATGCTTCATTTCGCCTTTGCCATGGCGCTTGCTGTCTTTCCAGTCGCCGTTATAGATGGCTCCACTAGCATGCTTCATTTCGCCTTTGCCATCTTTTTTGTCATCTTTCCAGTCACCGTTATAGATGGTTCCACTAGCATACTTCATTTCGCCTTTGCCATGGCGGTTGCCGTCTTTCCAGTCGCCGATATAGATGTTTCTATTAGCATACTTCATATCGCCTTTGCCATCTATTTTGCCATCTTTCCAGTCACCGTTATAGATGTCTCCGTCAGGATACTTATACTCGCCTTTGCCATCTTTTTTGCCATCTTTCCAGTCACCGTTATAGATGTCTCCATTAGCATACTTATACTCGCCTTTGCCATCTTTGTTGCCATCTTTCCAGTCACCGTTATAGATGTCTCCATCATGATACTTATACTCGCCTTTGCCATCTTTTTTGTCATCTTTCCAGTCGCCGTAGTAGATGTGTCCGTTTGCATACTTCATCTCACCTTTGCCATTTCTTTTGTCGTCTTTCCAGTCGCCGTAGTAGATGTATTCGTTTGCATACTTCATCTCACCTTTGCCATTTCTTTTGTCGTCTTTCCAGTCGCCGTAGTAGATGTATCCGTTTGCATACTTCGCCTCGCCCTTGCCATCTTTTTTGTCATCTTTCCAGTCACCGTCATAGATGACCCCATTGGCATACTTCATCTCACCTTTGCCATGGCGGTTGCCATCTTTCCAGTTGCCATTATAGATGTCTCCGTTGGCATACTTCATATCACCCTTACCATTAGCCTTGCCGTCTTTGATGTCGCCGTTATAGATGTCTCCGTTGGCATACTTTATCTCGCCTTTGTCATTATAAATGGCGGCAGAATTTGGATTGTCAAGTTTGGCTCTTTTGACATGTGTCGTGGTAGTGATATCAAATGATATGTCATTGTCATCAATGTTGCGCTTACCAGTAATTTTAATGACACTTTCAGTATCATAAGAGATGTTTGGTAGCGTGATGTTGAAATTAAAGTTTGACATTACAGCAGTATGTGTTATTATGTTATTAATATAACTTGTGTATCATTTTTTTCATTAACAAATGAAAAACCAAAACAAATTTGATCTTAAAGTTTCAAAAGTATAATAATGGAAATACTTCTTAAAAAACGATGAATATCACACATATATTACAATGAAGGAGATGGAATAAATTCATAATTTAAATCAATACATATGTTTTTCCATATCTGGTCTTGAACATAGAGTTTTTCTCTGCTTTTTAATAATGGAAAATACTTCAAATATTCATTTAATCCAAGTATTTGGAAAAACTTATATAATACATAACTATACGATAAAAAATTCTTACGGTCTTTTGGGCAATGTTTTAGGAATGGTGCTTGAATATCTCGGAACATCTTATACAACTTTTCTTCCAAATCTGGGGAGAATTGAGGTGTAGGCACGCCATTTATTCTGTTTATGATGTAATTGATATGTTCATAGTACTTATTTATTCGGAGACGTTTTAATATCTCCCTCATTTTTGTATATGATATATTCTTCGTATCTGTTATTTTCTCCTTCTTGATTTCATTCAATATCTTCTCAAATATTTCATTCGGAATATCGGTACTTTCTTTTCCTTGAACTTGATTGCACCATTCCCTAAAATGATTTATTCGTTTATAACTAAAATGTGATGTGTCCTTTGTATTTTGTTTTAACAAAGGACGATTTTGTTCAACTAATAAAAGCTCTTGATAACCACATGAATCACATATAATTATAGCATCGTGATGCAAACAATGCATTGGTTTTCTACAACGCTTACATAATTCTATATCATCAGTGTCTGCCTTTCTAACATGATGTTTGTTAGTCAATATCAAATATTCATCAACAAGGTCACTTTTTTCAACAACATTTGGAGGTGATTCAGATTCTTGTATTGTATTACTCCCATTACTCCCATTATTTCCGTTGCTCCCGTTGCTACTCTCGTTACTCCCGTTACTTCCGTTGCTACAGCTACTCCCGTTGCTACAGCTACTTCCGTTACTTCCGTCGCTTCTTCCGTTACTCCCGTTACTCCCGTCGCTTCTTCCGTTACTTCCGTTACTACAACTACTGCCATTGCTCCCATTAATATTATTAAGAGCATCTAGTATTGTTTTTGATGCCATGACTTTATTGGTTTTCATTAATTTTGATGTTTTTACAGGAATATTATTTTGAATATTACTGACAATTTGTGATTGTTT